TGTTCAACATTCCGTTGAGCATGATGGGCATTCCAGGCACCCAGTCGTATGCGTCGGTAGAACAGAACGCTATCCAGTTCGTTGTTCACACTCTCCGCCCATACATTGAGAAACTTGAGTGGTCTTTCAGCCAGTTGCTTCCAAACAACGCGTTCTTGAAGTTCAACGTTGATGGTTTGCTCCGTGGAGACTTCCAAACCCGCATTCAGGGTTACTCGGTCGGTTCTCAGGCTGGCTTCATGAGCATCAACGACATTCGCAAGTTGGAAGATCTACCACCTGTTGACGGTGGCGACGTTTATCGTGTGCCTTTGGCTAACGTGAACCTAGCTGCGGCTTCGCTTCCTGAGGAAGAAGGCAAGGTCAGCATGATTAAGAAGTTGATCGACGCTGGCTTTGACCCTAACGAGACTTTGACAGCGTTTGGTATGGCTCCTATTGCTCACACTGGTGTTCCTACTAACCAGTTGCAGTCGGTTGCTCAAATCAACCCTGAGGATCCTGAGAGCGTTTACGGGGTCTAATGCCTTTAACACAAGCGGTTTATTCGGTAGGTACGGCGACCCAGACGGTTGTCGCGCCTACTAACGATTACGCTACTTATGTTTTGAAGAACATTCAGCCTGCGAATGTGGTTGAGTATGCGCGTGATGGTTACATTTACTTGGTCAATGCTCAGTTTTCTATGACCTCAAACTCATCGGTGAACTTTTCAATGCTGACTGGATCTACGGGTGCACAGTTTGATTTCTATTCGATGGTCACTGACACCTCGCCTGTTTATGCTGAACTAATTGAGGGTGCAACCATCACCACTACTGGTAGCCCTATCCCTGCTAGGAATCTAAACCGTAACTATTCTGATGCTCATAACGCAGTTCTCAAAGCTGCTACGAGCATTACAGGTGGCACAACTATCAGTGCGGAGTACCTGCCTGCATCGAACCAGTCGGCTGGCCAGATGTCCTCTGTGAAGATTCACACGCTCAAACCAAACACCGAGTATGGGTTCAGGTTCGCCAACCAGGGTGCACAAACAACCAACGTGCACTTCCAGTTGGGCTTCTCTGAACACTACAACGGTTACAACCGCATCTGGCTTGGCACAACCAATAACTCGTTTGTGCTAAATGCTGGCGATGAATTCAAAATGGCTTTGCTACCTAATGAAACAATCAATGCCACTGCTCTAATCAATGGCAACAAACTATCAGTTATGAGGCAGGAATAAAATGCCGTACTACATTGAAAAAGACAACGACGCTTGCAAGTCGGGCTGGGCTGTAACTAGCGAAGCAGGCACCGTTGTTGGTTGCCACACCACCAAGGCTTCAGCCATAAAGCAGGCCGTTGCGGTAAGTATTGCTGATGATGAGCCGTTTGAGGGCGAACGTGCAGCTGTGGACGCCCTACAACCAGGCGATTACGTCACTTGGAACATTTTTGACCCTGAAATCCTTGCAGAAGTCGAGATGGTGGACGGTCAGATGGCCGTTGTTCGCATTTATGACGAAGAAGATGGCATTTTTGTTCCCACGGACAAGTACGTCATTATGAATGTCTTTAAGTTAGAGAAAATTGTTCGCCCTGAGATGGTTGCTGAGGAATTTGAGGAAGTTGAGACGGTAGAACCTGTTGAAACTGACTCGATCGAGCAGGTTCGTGCGGTAGATCAGTCGGCACCTGCCTACATGAGAGCCGCAGCTCGTAGAGGTCTCAAGTATTACGAAGATGGTCTTGGCGGAGACGGTCTTGTCGAGAAGACTATCCGTGAGGCTCGTCTAATGGCTGAGGGAACTGTCAGCGACGACAAGTGGATTCGCATTGCGGCTTGGATTTCACGTCACCTAGGCGACCTAGACTCACCGGACGCTAACCCTTCATCAGAGAACTACCCGTCTGCGGGTGTTGTTGCTCACCTACTTTGGGGTTCCGGCCCTTCTAAGCGTTCAGCCCAACGCACACTAGCCTACGCTGAAGGCGTGGTTGCTAGGATTAGAGAGGAAGAAAGAAGTTCAATGACTGAAGAAGTTATGGATGAGTCAAGAGCCAAGTGGCTTAAGGTGGCTTACAGCATCAAGGCGAAACTTGAGGGCTCTGAGGATCGTTCACTTGGTAAGGGTGAGATTCGCACGAACCACATAGAGCTGCGTGCTGAGGGCGACGGCAGAACCTTTACTGGTTACGCGTCCGTATTCAACGAACCAAGCCTCCCTCTACCTTTCACTGAGATTGTCAAGCCTGGTGCTTTTAAGCGTTCGTTGCAGTCACGCAACCGCATGATGTTGCTTTGGAACCACGACACCTCGAACCCGTTGGCGTCTACCCGTAACGGTTCGCTACAACTTGTTGAGGATGAGCGTGGGCTGAAGGTTACAGCGACGCTACCTGAGACGACTTTAGGGCGTGATCTTGCTGTTCTTGTTAAGACTGGCGTGATCGATGCTATGTCCTTTGGATTTTCTGTTCGCAAAGACTCCTGGTCGGCTGATGGGAATACTCGCTATCTAGAAGACGTTTCTCTCTACGAAGTCTCATTGGTTTCTACGCCTGCGTACGAACAGACCTCTGGCACCGTTTCAGTGCGATCTGTTGACGGTATCTCTCCAGATGTTCTAGCCGATGCTTTGCTTCGCATTGAGTCTGGTGAGGAACTAGACCCTGAGCAGGGCAAGTTGATTACCGAAGTTATTGGTAAACTAACTAAGACCGAAGAAGTTGAAGAATCACAGGACGACCTCCTGGCTCTTTACAAAGCAAAATTGGCACTAGCAGAGATGAGCAACTAATGGCTACCAAAGAAGAAATTGACATTGCAGTTAAGGTTGTGGCAGACTTTGCTGGCAACCCTGATTCTGGTGCGATTGCAGAACTACTAAAGGACTTGGTTAAGTCCACCGAGAAGTCTTCTCACTCGCCCAAAGAAGCGCGAGTCGTAGAAGCAAAAGAAACCCGCTAACTTCCCATAGCGTTTCTTTCCCCCACAGGTTATCCCTTTCCCTGTGGGGGTTCTTTTTTACGGGTGTGCAACCACCTACTAAACTTAAAGTAATGGCTCTGAGTTTGCTCGGTCAGGTTCTGTTCAGCGTTTGCGCGGCAGGTTACTTATTCATTTTATTTAAGGAGAATCATGTCAGAGTTCATTAAGACTCAGGCTGAGGTTCGCAGCAACCTTGTTGCTCAGATGCGCGAAGTTATTGACATCGCAGAATCAGAGAAGCGTGGACTAACTGCTGAGGACACTCAGAAGATTGCTCGTCTAGAGGCCGACATCGAAGCCCGCGACGCTGCTATCAACACCGCTACCAAGGTTGCAGAGCGTGAGGCTCGTGCTTCAGAGGCTGCTTCACAGTTCATCGTTCCAGAGAAGGCTTCAACCACTGACGCTGATCTACTACGTGCTATTGCTCGTGGTGAAGTTCGCGGTCACGAGTTCGAAGGCCGTGCAGCTCTAGTTCCGTCTGCTAACACTGTTGGTCAGTCGTTCTACAACCGCGTGTTCGAAATCGCTCAGATGGTTGGCCCAATGCTAACCACCTCAGAGGTATTCAACACCACCTCAGGTGAGAACCTAGTTATCCCAACCGTTACTGCTCTATCATCTGCTGGTTCAGTAGCTGCTGGTTCAGCAATCACCGAGTCAAACCCAACCTTCTCAAGCATCACCCTAGGTGCCGAGAAGTACGGAGCCCTAGTTTCGATCGCATCAGAACTAGTAGCCGATGCAGGATTTGACATCACTGGTTACATCGCTCAGGAACTTGGTAAGGCTATTGGTATTCAGACCAACTCAGTCCTAACCACCAAGTTGGCTACTGCTGCTGGATCTGCTGTAACTGGTGGAACTGGTGTTGCAGGTGCCTTCACCTACGAGAACCTAATCGACCTTGTTTACGCTCTAGATGGCGACGCTCGTATGCTTCCAAGCACCGGCTTCCAGATGAGCAAGACTGGTCTAGCGACTGCTCGTAAACTCAAGGACGGCAACGGTTCATACATCTGGACTGACTCTGCTGTTCCTGGACAGGCTGCAACCCTTCTTGGTTACGCAGTTTACGAGAACCCTGCTGTTGCAGCGGTTGCTACTGGTGCTAAGTCAGTTCTATTCGGTGCTCTTGACTCGTTCAAGGCTCGTGTTGCTGGCGGTATCCGTGTTGACGTTTCAGGCGACTATGCGTTCGCTAACGATGTCACCACTTACCGTGGTCTGATTCGTGTTGATGGTGGACTAACCCACGCTTCACACATTCAGTACTTCAAGGGTGGCGCAAGCTAAACCCTGTTCCAAGACCGGAAACCCTCCAGAGTGCGTAGGCTCTGGGGGGTTTCCTCTTTTTGTGCTATCGTGAGATTACCTACTACGAAGGATTCTTATGGGAAAAATAAAGGGCACTGTCTCTGTTTGGTCTAATTCGCCTGGTCAACCAACTGGGTACGGTATGCAGGCCAAGTTGCTTGTGGATCGTTTGCAACGTGATGGGTCGAAGGTTGCGGCTCTCTCTAACTATGGCGTTGAGGGCAACATTTCTACTTATGACACAGGGCATGGTGTTATCCCGCATTACCCTCGTGGCATGGACGCTTATTCGAATGATGCGGCTCCTATGCAACACGCTCACTGGAAGGCTCAGAACAAGAACCTTAAAGATGTCCTGATTACCTTGTACGATGTGTGGGTTTTGAAGGGCGCGGCTTGGGATAAGTTGAACATTGCTTCTTGGGTGCCTCTAGACCACACTACGATGCCTCCTAAGGTTGAGGCGTGGTTGCGTAAAGATAACGTGACCCCGATTGCTATGTCACCGTTTGGTGTTGAACAGATGAAGTCTCGCGGTATTGACTGCGAGTATGTGCCTCATGCGATCGATACGAAGATTATGAAGCCTACTTGGGAGATTGACGGGCAGAATGTCCGTGAGTTCATGGGTGTGGACGAGGATACTTTTGTTGTGGGTTCGGTTGCAGCTAATAAGGCTTCGGGTTTGTTGCACCGGAAAGCGTTTTCGGAGAACCTTTTAGCGTTTAGTATTTTCCGTCAGACTCACCCTAACTCGGTGTTGTATTTGCACACGGATCCTTTGGGCACTGCTGGTGGTTGGAACTTGTTGCCTATGTTGAAGGCTATGGGTATCCCTAAGGAAGCGGTTATGTTCCCGCCGTTTGTTGATTTCAAGTTTGGTATGTCTGCGGAGCAGGTTGCGGCTTTGTATACGGGCATGGATGTGTTGTTGGCTCCGTCGTATGGTGGCGGGTTTGAGATTCCTATTGTGGAGGCTCAGGCTTGTGGTACTCGTGTGATTGCTTCGTCGTGGACTGCTCCTAAGGATTTGGTTGCGTCTGATGGTTGGCTTGTTGAGGGTCAGCCGATGTGGGATCCTGCTCAGGAAGCGTTTTGGCAGGTTCCTTTGGTGCCTTCGATTGTTTCTGCGTTGGAGTTGGCGTATGAGGCTGGCCGTGGGCGTTCGCAGGTTGCTATTGACTTTGCACAGCAGTTTGAGGTTGAGACTGTTTGGGAGAAGTATTGGGTGCCTGTGTTGAAGAAGTTGCTTAAGTGATTCCTGTTCTTGGCTTTGCTACTTTAAAGAGGTTTGATCTTGCTAATCGGTTGCTTTCTTCTATTG